CAAGGCAATGTATGAGAAATATCCCTACGACGGAAAGTTCATCATGGATGGCAAGCGGCTGATCATCTGCCAGAGCAATGCCGATGCAGAAGAAATCCGAGAAATCTGGCCGGGTGCAGAAGTTAATCCGCTGGGGTACTGGACAGGTGGTACTGATGTGGATACCGGCGCAACCAACCGGAAGCTGGGCAGTGATATGGCAGACTCGATCACAGGAGGCGGCCTGCATGGCAAGGATTTGTCCAAGGCCGATGTGGCAGTGAATATCTACGCATGGCTGAAGGCGCAGCAGGCGCGGGTTCCCGTGGAGTTCAGCTGTGCCATTGGTGACAGAACCATTGACGATATTCCCTATGCCAATGTGGTTCAGATCGCAAAGCACTTCATCGACTGGATCGGTGGCTTCGAGAAATTTGCGGAATGGGGTCTTGTATGATGGAAATCAGAAAAATTTCCGTGGATCAGTTGCTGCCTGCCAGCTACAATCCCAGAAAAGACCTGCGACCCGGCGATCCCGAATTTGAAAAGCTGAAACGCAGTGTGGAAGAGTTCGGTTATGTAGAGCCGGTGATCTGGAACCAGCGGACAGGAATTGTTGTTGGTGGCCACCAGCGGCTGAAGGTGCTGAAGCATCTGGGCTATACGGAAGTGGATTGCGTGGTGCTGGACATTGATGAGCAGAAGGAGAAAGCTCTCAATGTTGCGCTGAATAAGATCAGCGGCGACTGGGATATGCCTCTGCTGACTGCGCTGCTGAAAGATTTGGATGAGAGCGGCTTCGATGCAACTCTCACCGGCTTTGATGTTTCAGAAATGAGCGATATGTTCGATGACCAGTCGGAGATCACCGAGGATGAGCCTCCGGCATTGGCACCACAGGAGCAGGAACCCTTTACCCAGCCGGGAGACCGCTGGCTGCTGGGGCAGCACGTCTTGTATTGTGGTGACAGCACAAAGGCCGAAGATGTGGCAGCACTCATGGGCGGCGATGTAGCAGACCTCTGCATCACAGACCCGCCCTACAATGTTGCCTACGAAGGAAGCAACGGCAAAACCATTCAGAACGATAACATGCCGGAGGAACAGTTTATTTCTTTCCTGACAGCTGCATTCCAGCAGATGCATGCTGCGCTGAAACCCGGCGCTCCCTTTTACATCTGGCATGCGGAAACGGAAGCAGGTGCATTCCGGCGCAGTTGCACTGCTGCACTGGGCAAGGTGCGGCAGATGTTGATCTGGAATAAGAATTCCTTTACGCTGGGTCATCAGGACTACCAATGGAAGCATGAGGCATGTATATATGGCTGGACAGAAGGTGCCAGCCATTACTTTGTGGATGACAGAACGCAGGCTACTGTCATCGAGGATAAACGGATCGACATCAATAAACTGAAAAAGGATGAGATGCGGCAGCTACTGCGGGATATTTTCAGCGATAAGGTTTCTACGACTGTGATCGATGAAGATAAACCCGCTCGGAACGCAGATCACCCGACTATGAAACCATTAAAGTTACTGGCGCGGCTTGTCAAAAACAGCAGCCGACAGGGTGAACTGGTGCTGGATACCTTCGGGGGCAGCGGCAGTACACTGATTACCTGCCAGCAGCTGGGGCGGCGATGTTACACAATGGAGCTGGATCCCAAGTATGCAGATGTGATCGTGAAGCGATACATGAAATTTACAGGCTGCAGTGAGGTTACGCTCATCCGAAATGGTGAAAAAAGTTGTGTTAAAATTGCTAATTTTTAATCTTTTCTCTGGACTTTCCTCCCTCTTTCTGGCTTAATTGTCCTACCAAAAAACAAGGAGGACAACGACAATGACCATTGAAAAAGCGCAGAAAGACTTCAATCAGCTGATCCCGGAGAACGGCTTCACCCTCGCCGCAGAGGCCAACGAAACTAGACCAGCCGTCTACCACAGAGTGTGGAAAAAGCGGGTGCAGGTTGCATGGTACGGTGAGCAGGAGGACACACTGGAAGTCAGAATCAGCCTGAGCTACGGATACCCGCTGGTGTGCGTCAAGCGCAACGGACGTGATGACCCTAAGTTCATCCGGGACTACAGCAGCCCCAAGAGAGCAATGAATGCAATCCGCGAGATCGTGCGGTGCGCTGGCTTCGAGTGGTAAGGGGGTGGCAGTATGTGGGCAGAAGGAACCATCCTCATCGGCGGTAAGGGATACCGCTACTGGGTAAAGCACTTCAGCCGCCGCTCCAAGCATGGGATCAACGGCGGCAAGATCAGCAAGTGCATGATCAAGCGCGGCGAAGAAATCGTCTGTAATTATGATCGTGGCTGGGATGTGGAACCAGCAGACGATGATACCCGGGTCGCGCTGGAAATCCTGCTGTATGACTACAACTAAGGAGGCGACCATGGAAAAGAAATTGCACTTTTATATGACCGCCACAATCGATGCGGACATGGATGCCGACTGTAGCTTCGCAGGCCAAATCGGTGAAATCATCCACAGGTTTGTCAGTAATGATTGGGGTGACCTCTGTAAGAGTGACTGCAGGCTCAATCAGCTGGCTATGAAAAATGGTGGCAGAGTTCTCGGTGCGTACAACACCTATCGCGGTCGAGTGTATGTGATCACCGATGACGCGCTGGCCAATCCCACGGTCACCACAATTATGTACGCAGACGAATATTAAGGAGGACGCAGCCATGAAGCAGGAAAAACCAATCATCGAATACGATCCCTACGGTCATACTGGAAACATCTTCTGGATTCTGGGGGAGGTCAATAAAATCATGCGGAAGCAGAGTAGGATCATTGCTTACAATGAACTGCGGGACAGGGTCTTTGAGGCACAGAGCTATGAGGAAGCGTTGGTCATCATCGGTGAGGAAGTGACTCTTATCCGCAAAAGGCGATAACAAAATCATTGGAGCGGCAGCGCAGTAAGCGCTGTCGTTTTTTGTTGGTCAGGAGGAATTCATTGAGTAATGGTGAAATTTTAATACCCGAAAAGAAAATCATAACGAATCCCTCACTGGCGGATCGTGCGGTGGCGTTCATCAATGCTTTGAAGCATACCAAGGGTGAATGGCATGGCAAGAACTTTTCTCTGCTCCCATGGCAGGAAACCATCATCCGGGATGTGTTCGGCACAGTGAAGGAAAATGGCTACCGGCAGTATAACACCGCCTACATCGAAATACCGAAAAAACAGGGTAAGAGCGAACTGGCAGCAGCCGTCGCTCTTTATTTGTTAGCAGGCGATGGTGAGTGGGGCGCAGAGGTATACGGCTGTGCCGCTGACCGCCAGCAGGCATCCATTGTGTTTGATGTGGCATGCCAGATGGTAGAACAGTGTCCTGCGCTGAAAAAGCGAATCAAGCCGATTCTTTCCCAGAAACGGCTGGTGTACACACCGCTGAACAGCTTCTATCAGGTGCTGTCGGCTGAAAGCTATACCAAACACGGTCTGAATGTCCACGGTGTTGTTTTCGATGAGCTGCATGCCCAGCCAAACAGACTTCTGTACGATGTTATGACCCACGGTTCCGGCGATGCCAGAAAGCAGCCCCTTTTCTTTTTGATCACTACTGCAGGCACCGATCGTAATAGTATCTGCTGGGAGGTGCATCAGAAGGCAAAGGATATTATGGCAGGCAGGAAGCACGACCCGACCTTTTATCCCGTGATCTACGGCATCGAAGATGACGATGACTGGTCAGATGAAAAGGTGTGGTACAAGGCCAATCCATCTTTGGATGTAACGGTGGATGTGGATAAACTCCGCGCTGCCTATAACAGCGCAAAGGAGAATCCGGCAGAAGAAAACCTATTCCGGCAGTTGCGACTGAACCAGTGGGTGAAGCAATCGGTTCGTTGGATGCCCATGGATGCGTGGGATAAATGTGACGCAGCAGTTGACCCGGATGTCTTGATTGGACGGGAGTGTTATGCGGGTCTGGACTTGTCCAGCAGCACGGATATTACTGCATTTGTGCTGGTATTCCCACCTCGGACAGATGATGAAAAAT